TTTGGAACTATTGCTAATGAGTCTCTTGTTCCTCGAGCACGAAACACATTGACTGCGTTTTTCCTGCGTTCTGATTGCACCCATCTTCTTTTCATTGATGCAGATATTGAATTTAAGGTTGATGATGTTATTCGCTTGATTGCAGCTGATAAAGATATAGTTGTTGGCGCATATCCAAAAAAGGGTATCAACTGGGAAATTATCAAAAAATTTATTCAGCAAAATCCTGACTCCCCTTCAAGTGATCTTGCGGCAGCAGGAAGTGAGTATGCTATCAACTTTCAGTTCAAAGAAATAGAAAAACGATCAATCGAAGTTCAAGATGGATTGGTTGCATTGAAAGATGCCGGCACAGGATTCATGCTTATCAAGCGTAGTGTTCTTGAAAGTATGGCTAAGGCTTACCCTGAACTTCAATACAACAATGATATCAATGTTGATAAGGATCTAGATAAACACACCTACGCCTTCTTCGATACTATCATTGAAGAAAGTTCAAAGCGTTACTTATCAGAGGATTATACTTTCTGTCGCAGGTGGCAGAACCTGGGGGGTCAAGTTTGGCTTGATCCAAACATCAGCTTGAATCATTATGGCACGATTCCCTTCCAAGGCAACCCTACAATCATTTTTGAAAAGGTACAATGAAACTAAGTGATCTGCAAGAAAGCTGGGAGAAGGATTGTAAGATAGATGAAATGAATTTGGGTATAGAGGCAACACGAACACCACAACTTCACGCCAAATATCTTAACCTTCTCACTTCAGCAAAATTGAACCTACGCAAGACAGAATCCACATATGAAAACATGCGTAGAAAGAAATTTCGTTATTATCGTGGAGAAATGACACGAAGTGAACTAGAAGATGAAGGTTGGTCACAATGGCAAGGAACAAAACCGTTAAAGAATGAAATGGATGAGTTCCTTGCTCATGACGAACAACTTATATCGTTACAAGACAAAATTGAATACTTCAAGACAGTTGTTTACCAACTTGAGAATATTCTCAAATCACTTAACTCACGCACTTGGGACATAAAGAACCATATTGAATGGTTGAAATGGACAAATGGATCAATCTGATATTCGAGTACGAAAGAGGGATGAGGTTTATGCAATCGTAGATTGTGACCCTAGCTTGCGGCAGGAGCTATCAGAACACTTTACCTTTGATGTTCCTGGTGCGAAGTTCACTCCTTTGTATCGTAATCGAATGTGGGATGGCAAAATTCGTTTGCTAAACTATATGTCGGGTGAGTTATATGTAGGCCTTGTTGATTATCTTGAGGCCTACGCTACAAGCAATGACTATAGCATTGACCTTACTAAGTTTGATAGAAAGGGTGAAGAAGTAACATCTGAACAGGTTAAGGCATTTTGTGATGATCTAAAGCCAACCAGTCAAGGCAAACCTTTCGAGGTGTATGATTATCAGGTCGATGCTATTCATCGTGTGATCACCACAGGTCGCAAGATGTTACTTTCCCCCACAAGTTCAGGAAAGTCATTCATCATTTACTCATTGGTTCGATGGCATTTCGAAAGAAATCGTAGGCAACTAATCATTGTTCCTACCACCTCACTTGTGGAACAAATGTATTCTGACTTCGCCGACTATTCGAGTTTGAATCGCTGGGATCCTGGGTTGCATTGTTTTCGTATTCATTCTGATGCAGGACATGCAACCAAGAGTGGTGATTATCCTGTGGTCATATCAACTTGGCAATCTCTACAAAAGCTCCCAAAGAAGTTTTTTGAATCATTTTCATGTATCTACGGTGATGAGGCACACCTTTTCAAAGCGAAGTCTCTTACGGGTATCATGTCGAAGTGCGTGAATGCCCCCTATCGTGTGGGTGCTACAGGTTCACTTGACGGCACACAAACACATAAGTTAGTTCTTGAAGGTCTCTTTGGACCTGTCTATAAAGTTACTACAACTAAGAAGTTGATGGACAGCAAGCGTGTGGCTGACCTGAAAATCTACTGCATTGTCCTCAACTACAAGGATGAAACCAAGCGTTCTGCGAAGTTTGACTACCAGCAGGAGATGGATTTCTTGGTAAATAATGATGCAAGAAATAGATTCATACGCAATCTAACTTTGAAGTGTGAGGGAAACACCCTTGTCTTGTTTCAGTATGTAGAAAAGCATGGCAAGAAGTTGCTTGGGATGATACAAGAGAAAGCGGGTGACAGAAAAGTTTTCTTTGTGTACGGAGGCACTGATGCTCAGCAGCGTGAGAATGTTAGAGCATTGACAGAAAAAGAATATGGTGCTATAATCGTTGCATCGTATGGGACTTTTTCGACAGGTATAAGTATCAAAAACCTTCACAATGTAATCTTTGCATCTCCCTCGAAGTCACGCATCAGGAACTTACAGTCAATAGGTAGAGGCCTACGCATCTCAGCAACTAAAGACTCCTGTAACTTGTACGATATTGGTGATGACTTGTCATGGAAGTCAAGAAAAAACTTCACCCTTGAGCATATGGTTGAACGAATAAAGATTTATAACGAAGAACAATTCAACTATAAGTTGATAAAGGTAGACTTAAATGAGTAAACCAAAAGAGCGCGAACAGGTTGAAGCTAAATTCATCTTCGTAAAGCTAACTAATGGTGATAACCTCATGTGTACTTCCTATGAAGATGTAACAGACATTAGAAAACTAAAACACCTCCTTGTTACAGATCCCATACAAATCTACTCATTCAAAATGCCCTTCAATGGATCAATCATCGAAAAGTATATTATGCAGGCCTGGGCGCCATTCTCATCAACAAACGAGGTAGTGATACCAATCAATAATGTGATCTTTGTTGGTGACTTGAAGGAAGCATTCGTTGAGAAGTATATTGAGTACATCACCGATCCTGACTCACACCAGCTACTTGAGGAAGGAATGGAGGGTGACGAAGATTCAGAAAAAGACGGGGTTTTAGAAGAAATTATTGATGAACTTTCACAAGATGATGAACCGAAAAGGTGGTTACACTAATGAAAAAGACAGCGCATTATGTAGACAATGAGAAGTTTCTTCATGCCTTGATTGCCTATAAGGCATCATGCAATGAGGCAGTCGCCGAGGGAAGAGATAAACCCATCCTTCCTAACTACATAGGTGAGTGTTTCATCAAAATTGCAACACACCTTGCATATAAGGGAAACTTTATCAACTATTCGTTTAGAGATGATATGGTATCTGATGCTATCGAAAACTGCCTGATTGCAGCAGAGAAGTTTGATCATACCAAGTCATCCAACCCATTCGCATACTATACTCAGATCGTTTACTTCGCTTTCATTCGCAGAATTCAAAAGGAGAAGAAGCAGCAAGCAACAAAGTATAAGATGCTTGAGAATATTAACATAGATGAGATCATTACTCAAGAGGGTGATAACGATGAGGTGGGCACACAACTTCTTGATTACATACGCAAACAACTTGATCAGATAGATCCTGATAGAAGGTCTCTTGCAGCTAAAAGTGTAAAACTTTCTGAACAACCAGGTCCGCGACTGAACTTTGACGATTGATTTTTGCTAAATACTACTATACAATGCACCTTTGGAGATGAAAATGCAAAAGATCAAGGTAAGTGAACTTTTTTATAGCATTCAGGGTGAAGGCAGGTACATGGGTGTACCAAGTGTCTTTCTTCGAACCTTCGGTTGTAACTTTACCTGCGGCGGGTTTGGTATGCCTAAAGGTGAATTCTCAAAAGAACGATTTATGATTGCAGGTGAGGCAAGTAAATATACAAAGTACGAACAACTGCCTCTTGTATCTACAGGGTGTGACTCATATGCGAGTTGGGATCCTAACTTCAAACATCTGTCCCCTTTGTTGACAACTGAGGCAATTGCAGAAGCAATCGTCAACTCACTTCCACACAAAGATTGGCGAGATGAGCATTTAGTTATTACAGGCGGAGAACCTTTGTTGGGGTGGCAAAAGGCATATCCCGAACTTCTTGAACATATCAATATGCAACCTTTGCTTGAATTGACTTTTGAGACAAATGGCACGCAAAGTCTCACAGATGATTTTGAAGATTATTTGCGGGGCGAATGGATTGGCGATATTCGTAATCCCAACCAACTGACCTTTTCGGTTAGTCCTAAACTTAGTGTAAGTGGCGAGGATTGGAAAGAGGCAATCAAACCCGAAGTGGTTGCACAGTATCAATCGGTGGGATATACATACTTAAAGTTCGTTGTTGCAACAGAAGATGATGTTGCAGAAGCTGAAGAAGCAGTTTACGAGTATGAGGAATGTGGATTTAGAGGTCCTGTTTATCTCATGCCTGTGGGTGGTGTTGAATTTGTCTATACTATGAATAATAGAAAGGTCGCAGAGTTGGCTATGAAGAAAGGATGGCGATACTCAGATCGACTACAAGTCCCCTTGTTCAAAAATGCATGGGGAACCTAATCATATCCGCGTAAGGAAGGATAATATGTCATACAATAAAACTAAAACTGATCCTATTCTTGGACAAAAGGTCCATCAGCATCTTCTGAAATGTGGTGTAGAGACACCCACCTTCAAGCACGCTGTAGAGCGTAAAGATAAGATCAAAGAAATTGAGAGTAGCTTTAGGCATATCATGCTTGTTCTGGGTCTTGATACAGATGATGACTCGCTCAATGAAACTCCCAATCGTGTTGCAAAAATGTATGTGAACGAAATCTTTTATGGATTAGATCACGATGCATTCCCCAAATGCACGACTGTCGAAAATAAAATGAAGTATGATGAGATGGTCATTGAGCGCAATATCAATGTCCAATCGAACTGTGAGCATCACTTCGTTGTGATTGATGGTAAGGCAACCGTTGCTTATATTCCTAAGAAGAAAGTTCTGGGTCTCAGTAAAATCAATCGAGTAGTTGAATACTTCTCTAAGCGCCCTCAAATCCAAGAACGACTCACAGAACAAATTTATCATGCACTACAATTTATTCTTGATACAGATGATATTGCTGTAGTCATTGATGCACAGCATTACTGTGTCAAGTCAAGAGGTATTGAAGATGTGGGTTCTTCAACCATCACTAGCAAGCTAGGCGGAGAGTTCAAAACTGATCCTGCGGTTCGTGCAGAGTTTATGAACTTGGTAAACAAACGATGAAACCCAATCTCGAATATGTCATCTCAGCTTGCGGGATGATGGGTGTGTTTACTAACTATGTTTACGATAACAAGCATGCGATTTTGCGGCAAGGCCTTCTTGACCTAATGCAAAGTCTGAATGCAAGTATCGCTGCAAAGGCACAAAGCAGTCATCCATGTATCGCAGTTCTCTTCAACGCTTATACTGAAGGTAACTTTGTAGAGAAGTTTGATTCCTTAAATAAGCTAGGTGCAAGGTCTGTCTACGCGGATTCAGGCGGATTGCAGATTGTCACTGCAGGGAAAACAATTACCGAACAGATCAAGCGTGATATCTACAAGACACAAACCTTTGCCGACTATGCAATGTGCTTTGATGTTATCCCCCTCGAATCTTTCAGCGTCTCGCGCACACGTAATGAAAGATCAAATGTGGGAAACAAACTATTCAATGAGTCAAAGCACACTGAGTCGGGAGCCGCTACGGGCAGGAACATTAAAGAACAGATCAAAGTCTTTCAAGAGAACAAAGCAAAGACAAAGGTGATTCCTATCGTTCAAGGGAATAATGCCGGAGACATGATGAACTTCTTTTTGCAGATTGCAGCACAACTGAAAGAAGAAGATTATGAAAACATTAGTGGCATGGCTATTGCAGATACTTGCATCGGCAATGGTGTTCTTGAGTCGATTGAGATGCTTAAGGGGGCAAAAGAGATTACAAAGATTTGCCACCCTAACATCAAGAAGCATTTGCATATTCTGGGAGTAGGAAGTATTTCCAGGATGAGGCCTATTTTGTATCTGAATCGTTCGGGATATCTTGATACCTTCGAGAAAGTTTCCTATGACAGTTCCTCACACACCTCTACATTTGACTACGGGCTCTTGAAGGTCAATGGGACTTGCCGGGCCCTGGGATCTGTGAGGACTCCTAAAGCAGAAGCACACTTCTCTAATGTATATACTTTGTTTAATGACTTTCTCCGTCCTAAAGTTTCATTAGAAAGATTCCTCGAGATCATCCTGGGAGACGGCAAGCGTGACTGGAAGTATTCTACGGTCAAAGAAGGTGCAATAAACTTATCTGATGATGAGATGATCATTGCATTTTTGTCGAAGGTGTTGCATACTTATTTCCAGATCGACAACTTTGTGACTTGTATTGATGCGGTGATGCGTGAACCTTCTTCAGGCAACAAAGAGATAGACAGTCTCTTAAGTGTTCGTTCTGATGAGGACATGGATGCATGGTTCACACACATTAGTAAGCATGTCCCAAGCAAAAGAATCAAGCGCAAAGAAAACCACAGTTCACTTGAAGGACTCTTCACATGAATACCATTGAACAACTAGCATCTGTCCATTTAGGTAAGGCAGGTGATGGATCAATTGTAAAACCCTATGTCACACCTGATGCTGTTGACCCATCATTGCTTGTCCCAGTTCCTAGAATCTACAACAGGATTCAATATAACATTGATGAAAGTCGTTTGCCTTTTGTTGGTTATGACAGTTGGAATTGCTATGAGTTTTCAACTCTGTTACATAACGGGTATCCAATCTCTGGTCTCTTGAAGATTGTTTATCCCGCAGAGTCGGAGAGCATTGTTGAGTCAAAGTCATTAAAGTTGTACTTGAACTCATACAACATGGCTAGGATCGTTCCTGCAGGTATGTCAGTAAGGTATGCAGTGGAACATATTCAAGCAGCTATTGCAAAGGATCTGTGTGCTGCGCTAAAGGTTAATGTGCGAGTTCGTTTACATGTCCAGAACGGCAGTTTGAAAGGTTTTGCTCCACTTTCAAATAATTATTGGCATATCGATAGTGTAATAGATGTAACATCTCTAAAATTTGATGCATATGCGGAAGATCCTTCTTTACTGCAAGTTATAGAAACTTCACCTGGTGAAGATACATATCTTCACACTAACTCATTGCGTTCCAACTGTCGTGTAACTAATCAACCCGACTGGGGAGATGTATATGTTTTCTATAGAGGAAACAGAGGTGTCACATCAGAGTCATTCCTCAAGTACATCGTTTCCATGAGAAAGGAAAATCACTTCCATGAAGAAATTACTGAATGCATTTATAAACGCCTTTGGGATCTTTTGGAACCCGATGACCTTCTTGTTACTTGCCTATATACTCGCAGGGGTGGCATTGATATCAATCCTATCCGTGCTTCCTCAAAAAATGTAATTGACCTACATGCCTTTGCCCTTGCTAATCCTGATTTTGTTTGTGAAAAAACTTTGAGGCAATGATGAAGTTAAATGATACTATGAACTTACTTCCCGAAACAAAGGGTGTAGTGGTGGTTCTCTCGGGAGGTATGGACAGCACGATTGCAATGCGTCTATGCGTTGAGAAGTATGGGTATAAGAATGTTCGTGCTTTGACTTTTAACTACGGGCAAAAGCAAGCTATTGAGATTGAGAAGGCAAGGGAAACGACTAAACATTTGATGGTAGAACACAAGATCCTCGACTTGAGTGTTCTGGGTGACATTAGTCAAGGATTCTCTGCAAATGTTGATAAGTCAATCGACATGCCAACTATCAAGGATGTGCTAGGTGACCCCACACCTAAGACCTATGTGCCTAATCGTAACATGATTCTAATGTCTCTGGCAGCAGCTTACGCCGAGACACAAGGTATGGAATATGTGGTATGTGGTTTGCAGGTGCATGACGAGTACGGTTACTGGGACACAACGGCACGGTTCGTAGAGAAGATGAATTCTGTTTTTTCAGAGAACAGAAAGATCAAGATCAAACTAGTCGCACCTTTTGTGACACTTAACAAGTTTGAAGAGATTAAACTTCTCGAGGAACTTGATGGGGGTGTAGGATTGTTGATGAGTACGCTTACATGTTATAATCCCGATCAGATGGGTAGATCATGCGGCAAGTGTCCTTCATGCTCAGAGCGTATTGCAAACTTTGCAAAGGCGGGACACATTGATCCTATACCGTACTCAATCGACATTCCTTGGAGTAAACTATGTGCTCAATCATAGGATCTTTTGATGTTCAGAAAGTTGTTGATCTTTGCAAACTAAATGAGTATCGAGGTCAAGTCAGTCACTCGCTTAGCTTGTATGATATTACTTCAGGTGAGATTAAAGTGCAGAGGCGTGTAGGACCTGTTGATTATGATGAGATCCTGGGATTACAAAAGGATCACCTGACTTATGTGATTGTGCATATGCAAGCCCCGACTTCAGATGAGTTCAAAGTAACGACTGTTCATCCTGCAAAGTATCAAGATCGCTATCTTTGGCACAATGGTATTCTAAAGCAAGAATATGTTGCAAAGCTGAAGAAGGACCTTGATGAAGTTTGCTCTTGGGATACCTTTCTGATGCTAAAGGCACTCTATGATGATATTCACGCAGTAAAACTGTTTGATGGATCCTTTGCTTGTCTGATGTATGCCCATGAAAAGTTGTTTGCATTCAGAAACGAAATCTCGCCACTATTCTTTGACTCAAAGTTGAACTTCTCTTCTACGAAGTTTGAAGGGTCAACAGAAGTTCCCCCTAATAGGATGTTACATATCGACTTCAACTTTGATGAACTGTTTTCTATCTATGAATACAATACAGTTATGAACCCCTACTTCTTTGCGGAGTGACTATGGGCAAATTTATTTCTACAAAAACATATGGACATGAGCGAGGATATGCTGTAGCATATCGTCAATGGCGTGCAGACACTCATTGCAATCTAATCCACGGGTATGCACTTGCATTCCATTTTGAGTTTGAGTGCGATGAGGACAAGCTAGATCGACGCAACTGGTGTGTTGATTTTGGTGGGTATAAATCATTGAAAGAGAAACTCGATGACTGGTTTGATCATACATTGCTTGTAGCAGAGGATGATCCTGAGTTTGAAACTTTCAAGATGTTGCATGAGAAGAAACTTTGTAAGATGATTGTAGTTGAGCGCACAGGATGTGAAGGTTTGTCTAAATGGCTTGCTGATTACATTCAAGAGATTTGGATGCCTGAAAATGGGTACGCTGATGGTCGTGTGCGATTGCGTATGGTAAAGGTGATGGAGACACCTTCAAACTCCGCCATGTGGATAAACAATTAAGGGGACCTAAATGCTATACATTTCTAGTAAAAAAGATAATACCACGATGTGGATTGCATCACTATCTGCTGCACTTATTCTTTGCATGACTGTGGCAGATTTTGCTGCAGTAAAGTTTCTTGACTTTGGTTGGGTAGTCACTCCTGCAGGGGCTATGTTGTTCGGTGTAGTGTTTGTGCTTCGAGACATGCTGCACAAACTGGCAGGTGCAGCTTTTGTGACTCGAGTCATTCTTATAGGTGTGATTCTTAACTTGCTAGTTGCAGGTTTCATGTACCTAATGACCTTTCTTCCGTCACCTTCTTTTAGGCCTAGCGTAAATTTTGATGCGGTATTCAAAATGTCACTAGGTATCGTCATTGGATCAGAAATCGCAACTATTATCTCTCAATGGGTTAACACCTATGTCTATCAGTTTTTGTGGGAGCGTGATTGGGGATCGTGGGCACGGACCTGGTTCTCTAATTTAGTCAGCTTGCCTGTTGATGCTTTCTTCTTTGTGATGCTTGCCTTCGTTGCTATGCCTATGATTCTTGGGGGGAATGCACTTGATATCAATGCTGCTATCGCCAGGATCGTATCAGGCTCCACTTTGTTCAAACTACTATTCATTCTTGCACTGACACCTCTTGTCTCTTTTGCGCCGTCTAATGATGACGCTAAGTATGCAAAATGAAAATTGTCTTACTAGGTGACACTCACTTCGGCGTGAGAAATGACAGCAAAATTTTTCACGCCTATATGGAAAAGTTCTACAAGGAACAGTTCTTTCCGTACATTGATGAGCATGGGATCAAGACAGTAGTGCAGTTCGGTGACTTGTTTGATCGTCGCAAGTATATCAACTTTCTATCACTAACCGAATCACGCAAATACTTCTTTGATCCTTTGCAAGAGCGAGGGGTGAGTTTAATCACATTCTTAGGAAACCACGATATCTTTTGGCGTGAGAGCCTTGTGATTAACTCACCTGAACTTCTTTTGAAGGAATACAATAACATTCAGATCATCACTACACCTTCTAATGTTCTTGGGATCGATATGGTTCCTTGGATTTGTAAGGAGAATGAGAAGGAAGTGATGCAGTTCATTAAGGGCAGCATAGCTGGGTATTGTTTTGGGCACTTTGAATTGAAAGGGTTCGAGATGATGAGAGGAATGGAGAACCATGATGGTATGGATCCCAACCTTCTCTCAAAGTATAAGCAAGTCATCAGTGGGCACTTTCACACTAAGTCAAACAAAGACAACATCATGTACTTAGGAACACCATATGAGTTGTTTTGGAATGACTATAAAGATCCAAAAGGATTCTTCGTCTTTGACTTAGTTGATCATTCTATGCAGTTTATTCAGAACAATGATCCGATGTTCATCAAGTTTTTCTATGATGATACTGAAGAGGTCAAAATCGATGCAACCAAAATTCGAGACAAGTATGTTAAGTTAGTGGTGAACAACAAAAAAGATTTCAAGTTGTTCGACAAGACAGTTGAACTGTTATATAATCATAATCCTGCTGAACTCAAGATCATTGAGGATATGAGTGAATTTGAGACTCCAGTTGATGATGAAAGTATCAATGTGGATGATACAATGACTCTCCTATCTGACTATATAGATGTAATTGAGACAAATGCAGACAAAGAACGACTGAAGAGAGTCCTTAGGGAACTATTTGTTGAAGCACACGACTACGAAGAAACATGATAACATTCCGCAGAATACAATGGCGCAACTTCTTATCGACAGGAAACCAGTTTACTGAGATTGACTTTACCGCACATCGTTCTACTCTCATCATAGGTGAGAACGGGGCAGGTAAGAGCACCATTCTGGACGCACTGTGCTTCGGGCTCTTCGGGAAGGCGTTTCGAAATATCAACAAACCTCAACTAGTCAATAGTATCAATCAGAAAAATTGTCTGGTTGAGGTTTTCTTTGATATAGGCAAACGCCAGTACAAGATCGTTCGTGGTATCAAGCCAACTGTCTTTGAGATTCATCAGGATGGTGAACTTCTTAATCAAGACTCTGCCTCGAAGGACTATCAAAACTATCTTGAGGACAAGATTCTCAAGTTGAACTATAAGTCTTTTACTCAGATCGTCATTCTAGGTTCAGCATCCTTTACACCTTTCATGCAGTTGCCTCAGGGTCATCGTCGTGAAGTCATTGAAGATATCCTTGACATTCAAATCTTCACTACGATGAACAGCGTTCTGAAGAATCGCATCGCCACATTGAAAGGAGAGATCGATACGCTCGAGGCACAGTTAACTGTTGACAAACAGGCAGTCAAACTGCAGAAGGACTACATTGACAAGTTAGAGCAGGATCAGAAGCGTAGAGAGATAGATGTTAAGAACGAGATTGAACAAGCAACTGTAGGTATTGCTAACCTCCAGGTATCGGTCGAGACATTGCAGAATGAGTGTAACGAATACAAAACAACGATTAGCCAAGAGAGGTCGTTGATTGAAAAGCGAACTGAACACAATACCTTGCTGAAGAATCTGAGTGAGCGTATCAAGAAAGCACAGAACGAGATTGTGTTCTATGAGAATCACGATAGTTGTCCTACCTGTTCACAGGCGATCTCAGGTGATCTCAAGGAAGCGGCAATTCAGAAACACTC